TCCATCGTTACGCCGTTGGTGTTGTATACGTTGATGTTCTTTGACAGAATCAAAGCATCATTGAAGCCTTCGAGAATGTTCTCGAAAGCAACAATTTCTTCCTTACTGAAGGAGTTCGCCATATTTAATTCCTTTTCATTCCTGAATAATGACCATTTTTAATAAGATATTTTGCTGCTGCTTTTAAAACTTCAGGGCTATCCTTGAGGTTGCCAATACCATGATTACAAGCTCTGCACAAAAGTCCTCGCACTTCACCAGTAGCATGGTTGTGATCTACACAAGCGGCATCAGATTTGCGTCCGCGAGGTAACATCTCAACTTGGCATATAGCGCACTTTCCATCTTGAACCTTCCACAATCTGTTAAAATCGTCTGGGCTCATGTTGTAATTGCGCCTCAGATTACGTTCCCAATTTTTTCGCTGATTATCTTCTTTTGGATAATAATCTGCTTGGTAAGCTTTCTGATATTCCGCTTGACTGATTGCGTTTTCCGCCTTCCATTGTTTTTGGTAGGCTTTGACTTTTTCAGCGTTTGCGGCTTTCCATTGCCTCATATATTCCCGTTTTTTCTCCTTCAGAGCATCATGATCTATTAAAACAGTCATAATGTTTAAGTTTTTTTGCTTCGCTTGTAAGCCATGACCTTTGACAGATCTCCGGTCTTGAGGGCTTCAGCGCGTAAGCGTTCAAGTGTTGAGTCGATAGCACCAGATAAACGGCCACCACCGGAATTGATGGTGCGCTCTGGTGCGGTGGCTGCCTTACGGTTTGTTACTTTCAACAATGCGGGATTGTCAGAGCCTTGCAGAACGATTCCTTGCTGCGTTACGTCAAACGTATCTAAAGCCGTAGCTTCAGCTTCGTCATAGTCCCGCACCTTCAACGAGGCTTTCGCCTTCGCATAGGAATCAAGCTTATCCTGCCATGCTTTAGCTTCAGCATCTCGCTGGGCTGCAACACTGGCTTCGGCTGCATCGTATTCGCGTTTCTGCTCATACCATTCAGCAAGCTTTTGTTCGTACTCGTCGGAGTCATAGTCGCAACTTTCAAGCGTCGGCTTAGATACTAATGCAACTGGCTTGGTCTCAGTTACTGTCGTATTTAGCTTTGCTTCCAGTTCGCGTATCTTCCGTTCTTTTTCCCGATTGGATTTACGCAATTCACGCACCCACGCTGGCGCACGAACTTCTTCCTCTTGAGGTGGCGATTCCTCACCTATGGATATTACAACTTCGTCTTCGTCGCTTTCTTCGTCATCCTCTTGAACATCTTCGATGGCAAAGTTCTCATCGTCAAACTGTTCATTTTCTGTGGTGTCGATGTCAATCGCGTCTAATACTTCGTCATTCTCCATTGCTGCCGTTTTCATATACTACCCCATCAACTCACCCAAATTGCGCGGTGGGTGGAACCGCATTCGTCTGGGGTCGCAATGCTTCCCCAATCTTTTCCGCTGACTCGATAGCAGACTTGCGCTGATCGATGTCAATGTTCGATAGCGTTTCTGCTGTCTTGGCTCTCGTTTCTTGTGAGCGTGCCAGCGTGTATTCAGTGTCGGCTTGCGCCTTAATGGTCAAAGCTTCAGCCTTGCCAGCCTCTGCCATCAGATAAGCTGATTGCGGATCAGGCTGCTGGTTCTGCATTGCCATCATCATTTCTTGCTGTTCTTCTTCAGTCGGCTGCAATACGCCCAACTGGACAAGCTGCTTACGAAAGTATTCACGAACATCGTCGATGCCTTCGCCGTCCATGTTCATGATAGCCATAGCCTGCAAGACTTGCTGTGTTTGCGGGTCAGTTGTTACTTGCATCATGCCTGTAAGCGCACGCACAGTCGCATCGCGGCGGCTGCTGAATGATGGGCCTACGTCTACAGCAACGTCAAAGGTCGCATTGCTTAGGTCGTTCTCGTAAACAAGTTCGCCTGACTCTGCGTCGATAACTGGCTTCATCAGTTCAACAGAGGCTATTTCCTCCATAGAACCAATGGTTTTCATCTTACGCTTTTCTTCAACGTAGATGTCCTTAGCCATTGACAACCATATCTCACCACAGCGACGAACAGCCTTAGCCATGTTGGTCATGTAGATGAACGATTGCATATCAAGGCGCGTTTGGATTAGCTCAACAGCTTTGCCGCTGATGTTGCTAACCATCTTGTCGCCCTGTTGATTGCTGCCAAGGATTTCAGCCATGTCCTGCTCAGTCAACTGCAATAGAGCAGCCATCGCTGGCGGAATCTGTGGCGACTTGGTGTAGGCGACAGGCCCAGCAGCTTGAGTCTCACCATTAGGGCCAGTGATAGGATTGACCAGGAGGTAAGGATAGTTGCGAAGGTTATCTTCTGCCCACATCACTTGGTGACCTGAAACTTGCTCAGGCAATAGGATTGGCTTTTCAACGGATGACAGTGCGCTGATTTCGCCCAGCTTCGATAGCTGCATATTCTTCAGGCGCTGCGGGTCTTTTGCTAGGCGCACTTGGCCCATGCAACGCTCTACGTTGTCAACGAACCAACGCTTGCCGTAGACAGGAACGATCGGAATGTTCTTGCCAGCAATGTAGCCAGCATCCTCAAGGATGCCGCCACCGCTCATGATATACTTGTGAACCTTGCGGCGCTTGGTGCGCTTCTGGCGTACTTCTACAGTGCCAACAGCCATCAAGGTTTCTTCAAGCGTTTCGTCAGCGTCAAAGTCAGCTTGCGTGTAACGTTCTTCTTCGCCGTCTATAGTGGTGAAGATACGAACAGTCTCGCGCACTTCTTCAACGCGGTAGTATTCAGCAACATACACAACGTCAGGCGTACACCAGTCGAATTCTGACTGCTGAATGTCTTTAGGCCATGTTGTTGGATCGTCGTTAAACTCATCGCGGTAAGCTTGGAAGCTCATGCTGTAGAGAACGAAGCAATACTTAGCGTCGGCTTTGTCCTGGCGCTTTGCGTCTAGGTCAAAGAAAACGCTGCTGTCAGCGTCAAAGATAGGCTCAATGCGGATGCGCTGACGATCGTTCTCATCGTCTTCGTCATCTTCATACACAGTGCGTAAGCGCCATGCACCAAAGCCACCGCCTACTGCTTCCTCGAAACCATTGTCATAAGCTTCTTCAGCGCCGCTATCACGTTCATCCGCACGATAGAGACCATTGCAAGTTGCCGATAACTTGTCGTTCTCTGTTCCGTCTTTGGATACGAAGTCAACGCCAATGCGGTTATTGCGATATTCATTGATGATGCGAATGACGCTTAGAGCAATCTTGTTTACTTCAAAGCGCGGCTTGTTCTCGAACTGCTCACCTAATGGGCCTTCCCATTGTGCGCCAGCGAGAGAGTAGAAGCGTCTGTCCTGCAAACACTGCAAGCGTTCGTCACGCATGGTTGTTTGGCAACGATCGAATTCTGCCAGCGCGTTAGCGTGAACGTTTGCAAAACGCTGGTCTCTAGTTAGTCGAGCCATTCATTACCACCTATTCACAAACGCAAAATCAGAATATATCTTGCTTGCATATACATTATAAGCCGTAGCCGCGTCAAACTCGTTCTCAAAATATCCCAAATGCTTCTGCTTACCACTTGGCAGGGTTCCATAAGCACGCCATTTATTGGAGACTTTGCTAAAAGTAACTCCTTTAAATTGAGAAGATGCAATAGCTCTTTTTCTGCGCCAAGCAAGATTCTGTGATCGATTTGCTATTCTAAGATTTTTCCACCTATTATCTAGCGGATTGTGATTTAGATGGTCAATCTCATCACGCTCTCCAGGGTGAGAACCTGTCATAAAGCAGTATGCAAGCCTAGAGGACTTAAAGGCTACACCTAAAGCTCTAACATATGAATGACCATTTCCGAATATTGCGTCAGCCTTGTCCCCAGCCTTAACTCGCCCCTTGGATACGGTGCGAAAGAAATTTCCAGTATCTGGGCAATATCTGATTGATTGTTTAATTTGCTCTAATGTCGGCAAAGATTCTGGGCTTCGTGCTTTTGGCATTATTACCACCTATTCAGCGTTGGCATGGGCATTGCATCTATTGGCTTCTTAGGCGCTGCTCTACGCAAAGCTTCGCAAGCATATCTCAGGGCATCCACCACATGATTATCTTTATCTTCCAAGACAGGAATAATATTACCTGTCAAGGGGTCTGTTTTATAGCTGTAAAGAGATAGCTCGTCGATCGTATGCTGGCAGCGCGGATGCACAACAATATCGTAGTTCTTCAGCCACTCAATGCCTTCCTCTACAGATTTAGGCCCTTTCACGGCTGGCATAATCTTCGGGAAGCCATTCTTCTTCATGTGGCTAATTGTTTCGGGTCGAGCGTTATCAGCAACAATGGGCCACTTTTCTGATTCCGGTATCGTCAGGAACAGGTCTGGCGTGTTCACGATTTCGCAGCCTACCATGTAAGCCTCGTAATCAACGTAAAGCTTTCTGCCTATCAGGTGGCAGCGAACCAGAACTGTTGGGTCTGTAGCAAAGCCCCAGTCAGCGCCAAAGCGATGCGTTGCGTCTTCAGGCGCTTCAAACTCCTCGACAGTCCAGTTGCGGAATACTCGCGCTTCACTGTTGCTGAGATACGAACCAAGCCAAACGTGCTTGTACTTGTCAGGGTCACGGTCTCGATCGTATTCCATTTCCGCTTTGAGAACATCAGGGAACCAAGGATTGTCGCGGAAGTTTACTTCTTTCACGATTGCGCTTGGCGGAAGATTAGGCCCACGAAGTAGTGCGTCAATCGGATCGGTGCTGTTGCGCGGGTTCCATGTGAACCATAGCTCACTGTCTGGCTTACGGATTGTAGGACGCAATAGGTCGAGAGAGCGTTGCGATAAGCTCTGCGCTTCTTCTACCCATGCACAGTCATAGCCTTCGAGCGACTTAATGGAATCGCTTGTGTGGTTCTGCATTCCCTGGAAGATGATTAGGCCATCGCCATGCACAGATTTAATCTGTGTCTCTTGCACTTCAAAGTAGGATTGCACACCCATCTGCTGAATCTTTAGCTCCAGTAGGCGCTTGACTGATTGGCTTAGGGATTTCTGTATTTCACGAACGCATACAGAGCGGCGCGTCTGATCGATAACGTGCGCTTCAATCATGGCTTCAGCGAAGGCATGGCTCTTGCCGCTTCCTCGCCCACCATGTGCACCCTTGTAACGGCTTGGCTGCAAGAATGGCTTATACCATCGCGGTGTTTTAATCTTCAGCGTTGTCATCAATCACTTCACGCTGGATGTGTGTAACCAGATTGCCCGTGAGATTCAGCTTGGATGGAGCATCAAGGCCAATCATTGCGTTGATTGCTTTTACAGCGTTCACCTTGTCGCTTGGCTTTGCGTCTGCGTCTAAGCCTTTAGCTATCGTTGACAACACATCAAGGCTGTCTGCCATCGTCCAAACAACACGTTCAGCAGCAGCAGCTCGTAATTCGGCAACCCTTGTTGAAACGTCAGTATTGCTCATTAGCTTTGATGCGTTAGCTTGGCACGTTTCAGGCTTAGTTGTCGGCTTAACGTCAAAGGCGGCTCTGTAAGCGTCTGCCTGTGTTTTACCTGATGCTACTTCGTGAGCAAATCGCTCTTGTTTAGGTGTCAATGCCATCTGTCTCAGCTTCCATAAAAGGTCTGGTAAAAACCTTTTAGAGCATCTCAGTCATTGTGTCCATATTCCAACTCAATCAGCTTTGACAGATAGTGTTGCGCCTTCAACAAATCCTCAATGCCGTTCTTGTCACGATAGCGTGCAAGGTACTTTATGCAGTTCCCTTGCAGAAATCCTGAGAAAGCTTCTGCCGACATCCAGGACTCCATTGCTTGCCAGGGCTGAACGCTCTTGGATGCGTAATGGTCTCCGCCTACCTGATGTGAATTAATATTCTCCATCATCTTCCTCCTCGTCGTAATCAAACGGATCATAGCCCTTTAGCATTGCATCTACTGCAACCATGATTGGCCCAGTAATACGCACCTTGCCAGCTTCCATCTTGCGAATGGTTGTGCCGCCATTGTCAGGCGATAGGCGGAGAGCGTCCGCCATCTCGTTTACGCTGTAGCCCATGTAGGCTCTAGCTAGTTTAAGCTTTGCTGGCGTCATGGCGCTTCTCCACACCAAAGTCCGCATTCTGCATCCATGTCTGGGTCTTCATCAAAAAATCCTTTAAATAAATCTCCCTGATTACGAGCAGCATCAATTAACTGATCATATCCGTATCCAGAGCGAAACGTTGCCGCGCTTTGTTTTGAACAAATATCGCTGGCAAAGCTTTCCATGTCGGCCCACCATTTCAAAGTACCTGGCTGCGTCCGCTCAATCTCCATTAACTTTGGACGCGCCTTTAAAAAGCAGCCATCGCAATTTCCCTCGAATGGCAGCAACTGCAAATCAAAATCTTGCTCTGCCCACCAAGTGCGAACATCTCGCTGCGTAACTCCATCTTCAAATAAGGGGAAAACGGAAACCCAAGGGTCTTTACCTTTTTCGTTAGCAGATGCTCCACGAGATACACGGTGGCCTTCGTCTGCCCTAAGCCCAACCACGTTAGTCCATTTTTTATACCCCTTGGACTTCATGAAAAACTTCATGGGTTCGATTTTTAATTCTGTAGTGCAAAAGCGCATGACGCTGTTTGGTAGATATTTCTTGCGCTCAATCAAAGCACGGAATGGCTCTCCGTTTCGGCTGGCACTGTTGTAACCAATTTCAACAAACCGATCCTCATAGCTTTTGGCTTTCCGATCTGATTGCTCTAGCCAATGAATATTAATTCCCCAGCGGCTTTGACACTCATGCACAAAGCGCAATGTTTCTTCGCGCTCTTTGCCTGTGTTGGCAAAAGTCACATGAACATCATCTGGCAACACTCCTCCATGCGCGTCAAGGATATGCTTGAGCATATATCCAGATGTTCTACCACCACTGAATGATATGAGTGCTGGCCCATGAATGAGGTAAGGATTGACCTTTTCCTCCGTCATGCTTCTTCCATCTCTGCTGCCGCTGCCATCTTCTGCAGTGAGTGAACAATGGTGCTGTGATCGCGGTGCATAATCCGTCCAATTTCTGTGGTTGAATAGCCCTTCTCTCTTAGCATTACAACGCATTTGCGCCTTACTTTTACCAATGTCTTCAATTTGCTTTTACCCAAAATGTCTTCAACTGTGTAACCGTATAACTCTGCAATGGCATCAATCTCTGCCAGGTTCCGTTCCTTTGGCGTCATGAGGCTTCCTTGTGGAAAATTCCGTCAATCATTTTGCCCTTACGATCTTTGATTTCCTGCCATGCGCCATCGATGCAATCTTCAATCTGCATACCGTTCTGTGCAGCCATGATGGTTAGCACGACAACCATATCCCCAATGGCGTCCGCAAACTCTATGTCGTTCTTTTTAGCGATAGCGTTAGCCAGTTCCCCAGCTTCCTCGATCAGCTTTACGAATTGGCTTTTTAGATCGCTGCCTTTGATTAGGTTGCGGTCTTCAGCCCATCCTCGAATTAAATCTGCATACAGCATTAGATTTTGTCCTTTTTGATAAAGCGTCCTGTCTTGGAATCGCGCAGTGAAGCATTGCGTTTTAAGAGCAGCAATTCCGTTGCGTCCCTTGTCCATGCGTTCCGCCACCAAGTGCGGTCAACGTGCGTTTGCCATAGGACAATTAGCGTTGTGGCTTCCAGTGCCAGCAGCGCGATGATTGCGATTTGATATTGGTTCATTTAATCCTCCATATTGACGAGGCCTAGCCTCTGGTTATGCGAACGTGAACTGGCGTTCGTGAAAACAGTGAGCGAACCAGCGAGGAGCTGGATTGCTGCTAATTAGATCAGCAAAGAACGCATATTCTGCATTACCTTTGCTATCAAAGCGAAAGCAACGATCGGAAGGCTTGCGCTCATCAGCGTCAGTGACTTCGATGAAAACACCGTCAGCGAGTGTGGAAAACTTTACTAGCATTAAACTTACTCCTTAAAGGCGAGGCATTGCCTCCGTTGCTGTTGCACCCTCATAATCTTGGCATATTTATATGTAAAGCACTTTTTTCAATTAAATATCATTTTTGCCGTTTTGCATGTTCGATTGCAGCCAAAGCCCATTCTTTTGGCGCTTTAGAATACTTACCTTTGGCCCAGTTCTTTCGTATATCATCCATAGATATGCTTCCGAGGTCATATTTAGCCAGGTCACACATTAGGTCTGTGGCTGCGCTCTTGGTCACCTGATTGTATATTCCCCATCCACAATGCGAAGGTAACCGCGATCTTCAGCAATCCGTAACCAACGCTCTGGCTTGTCTGTCAGATCGACAGGCTCACGGCATCGCAGCGACATAATAAATTCCTCGAACCTTGCTTGCGTGTTATTCAAACAG